TTTTGCTCTGAAAACTATTCGGTCATTGAGTGCTATCTCTATGCACGTTTTCTTGGTTACACAGGCAGTATTGCAGGTTGTGATCTATGGGTACAAAAGAACTATCCCAAGCCTGATCACAGGGCGGTTCTTTTGAATGAAATTGAAGAGATGCAGGAAGATATTCGTAAACTTCGTGCGGACGTTGATGACGGAATTGTTAAACGTGACGCTGGTGTTGCACGCATCGCTGGTATGCAAAAAGAATTGCGTGGTACTATCGCACAAGTTGAGCTGAGCACGGCCAATAAGGATCGCAAGGGCTTGCTTATGGCTGGCGCCGATCGTGCCATTCGTGAACTTCTCACCATCTTCAAAGACGACCCGATTGAAGTCCCCCTGGAAGAAGCATCGATGAGTGTATGGGCTCATATGCAACTTGAAGAGTAGACCAAGTAAACTTGAAGGATGAAGCAACCAGTTTCACAACCGCAATACGGGGAAAACATCGCTGGACGATTATTTGATGTTGCACGTCAACTTCAAAAGAATCGTGAGCGTGTAACTGGTTTTCGTCGTCCCACACCTGTTATTGATAAAGTAGCTGACGGCGAAAAAGTCATTGCTGCTTTACAAGCCAATAAACAAGATGAGCAAGAACAAGATGCCGCCAGAACTCCTGGAGCTCTTCAAAAAGAAGGAGGCCAAGAGGGAGGACGGCAGCGAAATGTCCGATAAAGAGAAAAGGAAAGCAGCTCTGGACAAGGCTCGTAAATACAAGGAACAGAAGAAAAACAACAAGGACGAAGAATAAGGTAGTATTCAGTAATACACTGAACGATACTTATTGTGCCTGCTTACCAACATCTTGCATACCGTCGTAACGCACAAGCGGCTGCTCGCAGGCAACAAATCCGAATTCCACGAAATCTTGAATCCCTGGAACGGGCACGCGAAGATTTTGGCTTTTTCTGTGAATACGTAGCAGATAAACCTCCGGCTGAACACCACAAAGAATGGCATCGTCACTTTGTTACCAACGAAGACAGTAGCTGTTTACGTAAAATTGCTGGACCGAACGTTGATCTCTTGGCACCACGGGGTTCTGCCAAATCAACAGTTTTAGGCCTGTTTACCGCCTGGGCCATTGGTGTTCATACAGCAGCCAAGTTGCCGCTACAGATCCTGTACTTGTCATACACGGTTGACATCGCACGTTCCAAGTCGGCAACCATTAAACGCATCATTGAAAGCAAGCGGTACCAAGAAGTCTTTCCGACCGTACGCCTTTTAAAGAACGTTACCAGTAATGAGTACTGGTCCATTGACCACAAGTTTGCAGGCATAGATACCACTGGTGAGGAACAATTTACACTCTGCGCTGCAGGCCTTAAGGGTTCGGTGACCTCCAAGCGTTCACATCTGGTCATCATTGATGACGCCATCAAATCTGCTGCGGACATCTCCAACCCTGACATCAGGAAACAGATGCAGGACAACTGGAATGCTGTGATTGCACCCACCATGTTTGAAGGCGGTCGGGCAATCTGCCTTGGTACGCGCTTTAGACACGATGACATTCATGCCACAACTTTCAACCCGCAGAATAATTGGCTGCAGATTGTTCTATCCGCCATCCTCAACGATCCCAAAACTGGGGACGAGATGTCGTATTGGCCATCGATGTGGTCTTTAGATTACCTAAAGGAAAAGAAACGACAGGCACCAATTGCTTTCTCGTTCCAGTACATGAATCAAGTCATCAGGCAAAACGAATTGTCGTTGGCGCCAGAGCTGATTGTCAAGGCGGAAATTGCAACGGAGTTTGATTCTCTTGGTATTGGAGTTGACTTGTCGGTTGGGACAAAAGAAAAAAATGATTACACTGTTATGGTTCTTGGCGGTCGCATTGGCGACCAGATCCACATCATTGATTACAGACGTCTACGCGTCATGGGCAACCTGGAAAAACTGGATGCCCTTAAGGAGTTGCTCAACGATTGGTCGATCCTTGGCAAGGATGAAGGCGGTCATTACTTCCCGACCTACTCCACGTGTGATATCTGGAGTGAGGCGGTTGCGTACCAGGCATCCCTGGAGGCCGACTTCAAACGTGTATGCCTTACGAACGAGAGCCTATATAACCTGAATTGGCATGCTGTCAAAGGATTCCGCGCCGATAAATTAGCTCGTTTCCGTGGTTGCATGGGCATGTTTGAAGATCGCAAGATTATCTTTAATCGTTTCCGCAACTTCACAGCTATGTTTGAAGAATTGACTAACTTTGGTGTCAGTAGTCATGATGACTGCGTTGATGCATTGGTTTATCTATTGACCGGATTGATGCGCAAGGGGCAACTTCAACTTGATTACTAAACTCTAGAATTAGAAAAAAGCATTGTGTGCGGTGGGACCTGAATACTTAGCCATCGGCTTGACAGCCGTCATATCGGCTATCACAGGCGGCGGCTGGGCCGCATCTAAAATCTTGAGTCGTTATAACGATCAGGTCCAGCAAGCCTATAGTTACATAGGATCACAAAAGCGAAGGATTGATGTTTTGGAAGAAGATCTGAAACGCTTGCCATTGGAATATGTACTAAAGGTTGATTTTTTAAGAGAAATCCAAGACATGCGCGACAACTTTCGCGAAATTAATAATAAGCTTGATAAACTAATCGAGACGATGCTTTCCGCTAAATGAGCTACATCCTCGAGATCCAGGAGGACGAAAACGGTGATCAGTACATCACCTTGCCTGATGAGGTAATTGAAGATTTGGGCTGGCAAGAAGGCGATATTCTCAACTGGGACGTACGCAGTAATGGCATTGTGCTTAGCAAAGTAAATGACGCTGCTGGCTACGAGGTTATAGAAGAGTAAAATAAAAAGATTGGCGAGCAGTTAGATGCGTTTTTACGGTGGTCAACCAGTTGACATGGGCAATGCTGGCGCACTTCAAGCGCAGTCACCCTTGTACACAACACCTCTTTACCCTGTGTGGGGTGGAGGTCCGCTTGTGCCAGGTGATGTCCCTGGGCGTGAAAGTTTCCTGGGACCTGCTCCTAAGCAACGCTACAAAATGTCAGCAGGCGTGGATGGGATTGGAAATGTTGGTGGCCTAGTGTCCCAGGCTTATCCAATGGTTGGTGACACAATTAACATGGGTCCAGGAGAATATGATTATTCGAATATGCCTGTAATTCCTGACGCACAAGAAGAGCAGTATCAACGAGAAATGATGATGGATGAGTTTCGTAACAGGGCATTCCCTCGTCCACAGCAAGAGTATGCAAACCCTGGACAATATTTTGCGCAAAGCACACCATTGATAGGTATTGGTGGCAAAACTGTTTCTTGAACTGCTAAGCTTTAACTAACACAAGAGATAGATAATGGCAGACGCTAAAGCCAGGCTCCAGGAAATCATCAATGCTTATCTTGATAAAGATAGTGACATTGTTGTAGACACTGGTGTTGTCGCGTCTCACATTGCACAGATGAAACTCTTTGGTATCCGCCAGGGAGTTGAATTTTTTCCATCACAAGATAACTTTGGCAACCAACGCAAAGACTTTATCGATCGTGTAGCCAAGTACAACAAACTTGATACACGCCTGGATTCAATCTGGGAGTACTTCCTGTGTGATGGCAAAGGCCTTTTCTACATTCGCCCTACAAAACAAAATTATCGCCTCTATTATTTCCGCGAGCATGAGTACCGTGCGTACTACAACGTTGACGGTGAACTTGACGAAGTTGTAATCATCTATAGCTATAAGGTCCGTAAGGCCAATGGCTTCGGTGATCAGCTTGCAACTACATCGCTAACAGGTGGCTTAAGCACTGGTAGCCCCGGTGCAAAGCGTTACATCAGACTTTCGATCAAACCTAGAGAGATTGAAGAGACGCACTCGGATTCCGAGATGTCGTTTGAGATGCCGACCTACGCATTAACCGGTCATACCAAGACGTTCAAGAATAGTCTTGGCTTTATCCCGTGCGTTGAGATTATCAATAATCCCCAAGGTTTCTCTTCGGAGGGCACTGGTGAATTCGATGCACTAGCTAATCACATTTGTACGCATGACGAAATGATGCGTACGATGCGTAAAAATATTACCTTCTTTGGTAACCCAACGCTTCTGTCGTCTCGCCCCAAGACTGACCTTATGGAGGCAGGGGGAGACGCTATTGTCCAGCGTCCTTCTATTGCTGCAAACTCTGGCTTTGCTAGCCCATCACCGATGAGTCGGTCGATGTTTAAGGCTGATCCCGTCAGCCGTGGTGTTGATGGTCAGATCCGTGTTCCACGCGTCATTGCAAACCTGGAACCAAACGACCGTGTTGGTTATATTGTTCCAGATGCAATCACTGGAGATCAAAACGCATTTGCTCGTCAGTATCGAGAAGAGATTCGTACTGCCCTTGGTGGCGTAGACGAACTATCAATTTCTGCTGGCGTGACAGCAACTGAGTACAAATCATTGTTTGGACGTGTTGCTGCAACATCCAAGAAAAAAGCAAATGCTATTTATACACACGGCTTGTGTCGTTGTTTTGAATTGATTATCTACCAAGAGGAACAATTATTTAAGGCGACACTTGCATCAGCGGCAGGGCTCGAGAAGCCCGTAGATCTAGCTCCAGATGCTTCACCGGAAGATGAAGCTGGTTATGAAGCAGCAGAAAAGCAATACAACGAACAACTCAAGAGCCTTATGATGGCTTGCGTGGAAGCACAACAGATCCCACCTAGTGTTATTGGCTTAATTCCAGATGGTGACGTCACTATCTTATGGCGTTGGCTGGGACCTGTATATGAGGATTCCACACAGGACATCCTTAACAACTCCATCGTGGTTCGCAACCTTCAGGAGTTAGGTGTTGATAGCATTGAAGCACTGAAATACCTCTTCCCGTCTAAGACGGATGAGGAAAGGGCCGAGATGTTATCTGGGTTCCCATTCAGGATGGTGAACGAATTACAGGGTGCATACTCTCAATTCGCTCGCTTGGTGGGGGGCATGATGCAGACTCCTCACCCGCAAGCACCGGATCTTCCGATGGCTGCGGATCCAAGATTGGATTTAACTCCATATCTGTATCGAACTTTAGAAGCTCTACAAAAGGAGATGAGTTATGCAGGACGCTACCGTCCAATCGATCCCACAGACGAGCCAAGTCCCGGCAGCGGTGGCTCCAAGCAGCTACGTGGCTCCAGCCCCGGTCAATTACCAGGTGGCACAGAGCCCGGCTCCAGTGGCGTATCAAGTGGGTACCAGTTACCCCCAAGCGGTGCCTCAGGCGGCCCCCAATTACCAATCAGCCCCTACGCAGTACGCCCCCCAATACCAGTCGGAAGCACCGAACAGCAACCCCTGGGAGTCGGCGTTCAACAAGGTGGTGAATCTGCTGAGCGCACCAGTTCAATCCCCGTTCCAGGGTCAACCGTCTCAGACGACTCAATACGCTCCAGCCAATTACGGCCAGCAGTACAGCAACCCAGCTACGCAACAATTGGGTCAGCAGACCTGGTCACCCAACCAGGCTTACTTGCCCAGCTCTTCCCAAATCTCCTCGGCAGTCTACTCAACCCTGGACGGGCTGAACCCAACGTCCGAGGTGCAGACCGCGATCGCGGATTACCTGCAACTAAACAACGAAAGTCGTCACGTCGTTGAGGCATACGGCTGGAACGCACCTGCCGTTCTTAACAACTACGCCCTTCAACTGGAAGGGATGCTGGATAGTGCTGTTGCCTGGGGAACCGAGGCCCAAAATGTCCTGCAGCGTTACGCCAACTTCTCTGTCGCTGAGCACCAAGAGAATCTGGCTTACAACGAAATCCTGACCAATCCTGATGTACTCAGCGATTACACGCTGAAGTTCTTCGGTCCTGAAGGTCCGTACCCTGTGTATGAGGATGAGTCCCAACTGGAGACCCGTGGTTATCCCACCACATCTGCTTACCAAGCCCTGGGTCAATTCCCTGCACCTCCTGCTGCTTCTGCTCCTCAGCAACCTGAAAACTTCTGGGGCAGCTTCAAGCAACAAATGGATGTAGATCCTGCACAAGCCTGGCGCCTTCTGAACCAAGCTCAGCCTCAAGTTGTTGCCAACAAACTGTTTGTAATGGAGTGAGGCGATGCGTAATCGCTTAACTTATGGCGTACCTATTGCCGCTGGCTTAGCCACGGGTGGGTACGCCCTTTCTCAAGGTGAAGATCCAGGCTCTGCTGCTCTTGCTGCGGCTGCCGGTGGACTTGGTGCTTATGGTGGCTTAAGGCTGGCGGGACGTTACGCGCCAGAGCTTGCTGCTCGTGCAGGTGCTTTACTCAAAGGTGAAAAAGCAAGCGGCTTGACTAAGGAACAAATTCTTGCCGCCCCAATTGCCCCTGGAACAATCGGAAAAGGCAAAGTTGCACAAGGTCCCGTCAACCCTTCTCTTAATGCACCACCAGAAAAGGGCTTAGGTCCTTCCACACGTTCATACGGAAAAGTTGCTGCTGCTGGTCTTGTTCCAGCCGCTGCACTTACCGCTGGTCTCGGCGGTGTGGCACTTGGTGCTATTCCTGGTGCTATGAGTGTTCCAGGTTTTGGTCAAGGCGGCGCAATTGATCCAGAATCTCCTGGGTCTAGCAACACGGCAAGTGCCAAATATGGCGTAACACCTTACGCTAGTACGCAGTACATGTAATATTAAATTACGGACTGCTAAAATTTGTGTTAGATAAGACACATGTGTCTTGATCTTTCACCCGATAAAACCAACTGACACTGGAGGATAAGCCAAAGTGTTCATTGATAGCTAGTTCAGATCCTGGTAAACAAAGTAATTTGTTTCAACTGAACGCTCAACGTTGTCACCCCACCGAGCAATCGATGGGTGCAAACCGGATGAATTCAGGGAAGCCCTAACGTAAAGACGAGGGTAATCCTGAGCCAAGCCAATCAAGTCGTGATTGGAAGGTGCAGAGACTACTGGGTGTAACACGATCTTGTTACGTAATACCAGATTTAGCGTCCGGCATCCCACAGGGATGAAGAGATAGTCCACCCCTCTAAGAAACTAGAGACCAGGAGA